AGAAGGTGTTCGAGCTTGCCAAGATCGGCTGCACGGGCGAGGAGATCGCCACGGTGCTCGGCTACTCCCGGAAGACGATCCTCATGCGGTTCCGCGCGGAACTCGACAGGGGGCGCGACGACATGAGGATGAGCCTTCGGCGCTGGCAGTACACCAAGGCGCGCGAGGGCAGCGTCCCGATGCTCATCTGGCTCGGCAAGCAGTACCTCGACCAGCGCGACAAGGCCGACACCACGGTGCGCGAAGAGGTGGTGACGATCCAGGAGATCGCCGCGAAGATCCCGCAGGCCGATGAGTGAGAATCCAGCTCCATCCGCTCTCATCGATCCTGCACCCGTCGCAGATGACGGTCGACAAGGCGCTCGCGCGCTTCAGCGTCCTTGAGATCGGTCGGCGCTGGGGCAAGACCACCTACGGCAAGGTCAAGGCGCAGCGAGCCGCGATCAACCGACGAAAGGTCGGATGGTTTGCGCAGACCTACAAGTACCTCGCCGATCCCATGCGCGACATCGAGCGCGCGCTCGCTCCAGTCACGGCGCGCATGGATCGCGTCGAGAAGCGCCTCGAGCTCGTCACGCGCGGCGTGATCGACTTCTGGTCGCTAGAGGACATCGACGCCGGGCGCGGGCGCGACTACGACCTGATCGTGGTCGACGAGGCTGGGTTCGTGCCGCACCTCCTCGAATGGTGGCGCAACGCGGCGCGACCGACGCTCTCCGATCGCAGGGGAACCGCGCTCTTCCTCGGCACGCCGAAGGGCACGGGTGATTTTCACCGCCTGTTCACCGAGGCGGAAGGTGACACAACTGGCGAGATGCGCGCCTTCCGCATCGGAACGAGCCAGAACCCGCACATCCCGAGCGACGAGATCGAGGCCGCGCGGCGGTCGCTGCCGCCCGAGGTGTTCGCGCAGGAGTACGAGGGCATCCCCGCCGAGGACGGCGGCAACCCGTTCGGCCTCGACGCGATCCGCGCTTGCATCGGCGAGCTCTCGACCGCCGCGCCCGAGTGCTGGGGCGTCGACCTCGCGAAGAGCCAGGACTTCACGGTCGCGCTCGCGCTCGACAAGGACGGCGCGGTCTGCCGGCTCGAGCGTTGGCAAGCGCCGTGGTCGGTCACGCGCGAGCGCCTCGCGCGCACGATCGGCGACAAGCCCGCGCAGATCGACTCGACGGGCGTCGGCGATCCGATCGTCGAGGATCTGCGGAAGGTCTGCCGACGCGTCGAGGGCTTCAAGTTCACATCGCAAAGCAAGCAACAGCTGATGGAGGGCTTGCAAATCTCCGTGCAGGGACGCGACATCCGCTACCCCGATGGGTGGCTTCGCGCTGAACTTGAGGCGTTCGGCTACCGATACTCGGGGAGGACTGTCTCGTATGAGGCAACCGCCGGGCACGACGACGGCGTGTGCGCGCTCGCTCTTGCCGTTCACGCAAGACGGCAGAGGAAGCCCCTGATCATGAAGGTCATCTGATGTCGCTACTCTCTAGGCTGTTTCAGAAGGCCGTCACGGACTCGCGCAAGTGGTTGCAGTCCTCGACGCGGGTGATCAGCGGGGACACCCAGCGCCCGTCGTTCTCGAACGGTCAGGCGGTCAGCCACTACGCGTCGTGGATCTACGCCGCCGCGAACCTCAACGCATACGCCGTTGCCTCGCAGCCGCTCCGTCTGTATGTTCGAAACCGCAGCGCGGGCACGAAGCTCTGGAACACGCGCAGGACGGATCGCCGCACGAAGGCGTATCTCTCAGGCTCCCTCGACCAGCTCCCGTCGCGCTACGCGATGACGAAGGCGGCGGAATACGGCGACGACTACGAGGTCGTCACCGAGAACCACCCCGTCCTCGACCTCCTGTCGAAGGCGAACCCATGCGAAAACGGCTTCGAGCAGACCGTCCTCCGCGTGCTGTACCTCGAGCTGACGGGCAACGCGTACCTCCACGCCGTGCTTGACAAGCGCCTTGGCGTGCCCGTCGAGCTGTGGACGATGCCGTCGCAGTGGGTCGAGATCGTGCCGGGCACCGAGAAGGTGATCGACGGCTACCTCTACGGCGTCTCGTACGAGAAGCGAGCCTTCTTCCCGTCCGACGAGGTCATCCACTTCAAGCGCCCGAACCCGAAGGACATCTACTACGGGATGGGCAAGGTGGAGGCCGCGTGGTGGGCGACCACGAACAATCAGTCCCTGCACGACATGGACTACCACTGGTTCGCGAACAAGGCGAGACCCGATTGGCTGCTGACGATCAAGGGCGACGCGTCGCCCGACGAGATCGAGCGGCTCGAGGCGCAGATCGACTCGAAGCTGCGCGGCACGCGGCGCACGGGTCGGTTCCTTACCGCGACCGCCGACATCGACATCAAGCCCCTGTCGTTCTCCCCTAAGGACATGATGGGTCGCGAGCAGATCGTCGAGGAGATCGCGGCGGTGTTCGGCGTGCCCGTGTCGATGCTCAAGGCGAACGACCCGAACCTCGCGAGCGCGACGGTCGGCTTTGCGTCTTGGAAGGCGACGAGCGTCCTGCCGCTCATGCGCATGGACGAAGAGGTTCTGAACCAGACGCTCCTTCCCATGTTCGGCATCGAGGGCGATGCGTTCCTCGCGTACGACAACCCCGTCGCATCCGACGAGAAGTTCGAGACGGAGAAGCGCCGCGCCTATGTCGCGAGCGGCATCATCACCGCAAACGAGGCGCGCGAGATGGAGGGTCTCGAGGCATCGCAAGACCCCAACGCGTCTCGGCTGCTGATCAACGGACAGCCGCTCGGCGGTCAGCCGGCGCAGCCCGCCGCGTCGCCGTTTGCGGGGCTGTTCGGAGCGTCCGCGCATCCGCGCCAGGACGCCGCGCTGACCTTCGGGTCGGCGACCGACACCAAGGTCGAGCCTCTCGCTCGAGAGGCTGTGGAGGCCACGGAGACGAAGGCCGTGGAGCGCAAGGACGCGCTCGGCGACTGCGTGTCCGACAAGGTCGGCAAGCTCGTCGGCGAGGGCTACGAGCAGGATCAGGCGGTCGCCATCGCGTACTCGATGTGCGGCGGCAAGGGTCTCGAGGAGTCGATCGGCAAGGCCGTCTCTGACATCGACACGAAGCCGCCCGAGTCGGTCGCGTCGAACGCGCGCCGCGCGCTGGATGTCCGCGAGTCAAAGCCCGAGTCGCAGCGCGGCATGACCGAGATCGGCATCGCGCGCGCGCGCGACCTCGCGAATCGCGCCAACCTCAGCGAGGACACGATCCGCCGCATGGTCGCGTACTTCGAGCGGCATGAGTCCGACAAGCAGGGAAGCACTTGGGACGATCAGGGCAAGGGCTGGCAGGCTTGGAACGGCTGGGGCGGCGACGAGGGCTTCGCGTGGGCAAGGCGCAAGGTGGAGGAGTTCGACCGCCAGCGCGAGAAGAAGTGGTGCGGCTGCGGGTGCGCGAAGACCAATGTGCGCGTCTCGCAGAAGGCGCTTTGGTCTGGCATCTTCACCAAGGCCAGCGAGCGCGACGCCGAGCGCGAGTTCGAGGACATGACCGAGGACGAGAAGAAGATCGCCAGCGGCGTCGCCGGCGTCTTCGATAGGCAGATCAAGGACTTGATCCGCCGTCTTGAGTCGCACGGTGGCGCGCCAACCGCGTCCCTTGTGACCGAGATCGAACAGGCGCTGCGTTCCAGAAAGTGGAACAAGGAACTATCTTCGGTGCTGCGCCCGTACATCCAGCAGGCGCTCGAGAACGGCGTAGAGCTCGGCCTCGAGACGGTGGCGAAAGTCGCGACGGCTCCCGACTTCAAGGTCGAGAAGTCCGACCTCCGCGCCTACGCGCAGTCGGAGTCGGTGCGCCTTGCTTCGCGCGCCGCAGACAGCGTCAACCGCTACACCGAGGTCAGGGTCTCGGAGCTGCTCGGCAACGGCATCGCCGAGGGCGAGACGATCCCTGAGCTCGCGAACCGCGTCCGTGCGTACGCCGAGACGGACGAGGACGGGTCGGTCAACGGTCGCCGCGCCGTGACGATCGCTCGCACGGAGGCGAATCGCGCAACCCGCGTTGCCGAGGTCGAGGCGTGGAAGGCAACCGGCGCGGTGGAGGGCAAGACCTGGCTGCTCGCGCC